TTTAGGCAATTTAGGCACTTTGGTAATCCTAATGATTGGTCTATAGAGCAACATGAAGAGTTTGCAGATGCTTTAGATGAGGCAGAAGCAGGATTAGAAGCACAAGCAAGTGAGTGGCTTACTGATTGTATTCTTACAGAAGGAGTAGATATAGATGCTCTTACTTCTCCCGAACTTATGAGAGTTTTAAACTTTGTAAGAGGAGATGAAATAGAGTCACCCGAAGGTTCTGCCCCTTTGGAATAATGTTTAGAGTTGGGCCGTCTTTAAGCATGGCTTTTAAAGGCCGTACCCCTAGTGAATTGTGGGAACGTTATGATGGTATTGGTGGCTACTATAATTTAGAGTTAGATTTAACTATAGCGGCAGAAATAAATGACCAAATATCAGAAGCCCATGCTAAGGCAGAAAAATCTGCTAAATCTACTGATGCCGCAGGTGCAGTAGCACGAAGAAATCAAAGAAGGTCACAAAGAAAACAACATTTAAGCAACACCGATGACTTCTTTAGTGCCGTAGAGAAAGCAGGTGTACCTGTAAGGCGTGTGAGTGGAGATGAGAAGTAATGTTGTTCTTTGATTTTCTTGCTTCTTTTATGCCTATTATTCTAGGACTCATGGGAGTTCTGATGGTTGTTCTTCGTGCCGGTGCATCAAGAATAATGTTCGACATTGTTGGTACGTTTCAAGCCAACAGATTAATTCGTGATGGGCAAGCGGCTATGACCGCATTAGACTCTTTGATGCTAGATGGTCTATCGGGTATAGAAGAGGCCGCAGGAGCGATTGGACAACAATTTACTGCTATGGTAGATGCTACTGTTCCATTAGCCGCAAACATAGAAAGAACTAGACTAGAATTTTCTAAGTTCGTAAGCGACCATAATACTGATGCCTTAATAGAAGAAATAGAAGGTATAGGTACTGCTTATGGATTTACTGCCGAACAATCATTAGAAGCCGGTGCTAGAATGGCACAGTTAAGTGGATTATTAGGTGAGTCTGCCGTACCTGCCGCAACAGAAGCCGCTATTGCTTTTGGTTTAATTGGTGAAATGACACCGGAAGAAGCAATCAGAAAACTAATTAACTTACAACAACAGACAAATTTTGTTTTCCAAAATACTACTAAGTCTATGTATCAACAACTAGATGCTCAATCAAGAAGAGAAGTAGTTACTAAAGAAATGGCTAATACTCTAAACTTACTAAACTCTATTGAAGATAATTCTGCGGCTACTATGCAGAACATTATTGGTGTTATGAACGAGTTCGCATCACAGGCACACCTTACAGGCGAAAGTATGGAATTTATGGCCGCTATGTCAGCCACACTAATTGAGGCCGGTGAGCAACAAGGAAAAGGTGGTAGAGCCCTTCGTATGATTTATGCTAGGTTAGGTTCTAACATTAATGGTGCGGCAGATGCACTAAGAGAAGTTGGTGTAGAAACTACAAATGCTGATGGTTCACTAAGAACATTTTCAGATACAATGAATGATTTAATTCCTAGATATAGGCAAATGAATACTGCCCAAAAACAACAATTAGCACAACAAGTAGCGGGTAATCGTCACTATGTACGTTTTATTAAATTAGCAGAAAATTGGGATAGAGTAACACAACTACAAAGAGAAGGAATGAATAGAACTTCTAAAGTTATGGAAGAAAGTGGAGACTCAGTAGGTTATTTAACAGACCTATTAGAAAGTCAGTCTGTTGCTTTAAGCGAAGCAGAAGCACAATTAGAATTATCTAGTGGAGCATTAGGAGATGTTTTTATTCCTGCTACTATCCGAGCCACACAATTTCAAGCAGATTTTAATTTTGCTATGGTAGATATGATGACTCACTTAGATGGTATAGGAGATGGAATTTCAAGATTAGTAGGGGCTCAACAAATATTATCGCAAACTTTCGCTCCTTTCTTTAGTGCTATGCTTAATGTAAAAGCATTAACTTTAGCATTACAGGTTAATCATAGCATAATGAGAGCAATAACCGGACAAAGTCTAACTATTGATATGGAAAGAAATAACGCAGGTAGAAATTATCTTGGTATTTTAACCCGCGAAGCAGAAATAAAACAGATGTTATTAGGTATGGACAAAGTCGCTTTAGATGCGTTATTACTCCAAAATGGTATAGAAAATCTTAATCATAAAAGAACATTACAAGATTTAAGACAACAAAAATCCGCAATAACCAATATCATGAAAACAAAACAAATATCAAGTAGTCAAGATATGGAAGCAATAAGTTTACAAGGTAGAAATAACGAACTTAAAAGATTACACTTTGAACTTAAAAAAGCAGAACATCTGATTACTAAAGATGATAATAGAACACAAGCAACAATTAACAAACATAAAGCAACAAGAGTTAGGTTATTAGCACAGATAAATTCTTTTGAATTAGATATTGAAGCACTATCTTTAAAACGTGTAGCAAATTTAGAAAAAATAATAGGGTTGACTAAACAAGAAATTGGTCTACTTCATATAACTAATGACCTTATGAATGAACTAGAGTTTAATACGGAAGGAGTAGCAATTGGATTTAACCACATAAATAGAAATTCTAAAATGGCTAATCATAGTTTAGATGCCATGAATACAAATATGATGGCTCTTACTATGGGTGCTATGATAGGTGATATGGCTCTTATGGCTTTTGGTGATAGAATATATAGTTTAGTATTTGCTATGGATGATTCAGAAGCATCTGCGGCAGGAGCAAGAGCCGCCGCTATTGCTATGACTTTAAGTATGATTGGTATGATGGTTAGTATGATAGTGACTACTAAAACTATGATAAGACTTGGGCATGAAACTACAAACTCTACAATAAAATCGGGCATAGATGCAAAAGTAAAAACAGGTCAAGCCGCCGCTATTACTGCAACGGGTAATGCGGCTAATTATGCTACGGTTTCCATAAGAAGATTAGCCATGACAACAGTAATTGGTGCAGTAGCATTAACGGCATTATCAGTTGCACTAGAAAGAATATTAGACCATTTTGGTGTATGGAATGATGATAATATAGCAGGAGATTTTAGTGACGATATGTTAAACATAGCAGATAATATAAATAATATGGATATTAATTTTGATAATTTAGTACCGCCGGATTTAGCATCAGAACTTGATAGTGCAAGTGATAGTATGGCTAAATTTAATAGTAATAGAGAAGAAATGTTTATGGGTTTCAAGGCAGGAGCAGTAACAGGAGATTTAGTAAAGCAGGTTCAACAAGGCGGAGTAGAAAATTTTGTCGCTAATACAGAAATAATTATGAACAATACGTTTAACGGATTAACTACAGATGAATTAGCAAGAGAAGTTATTAGCCAAATACAAAGAACTGCTACAGGTAATGGAATAATAGTGAACTAATCGTGGTGATAAAATGGTTAGAGCAGTTACAAATAAATATGGTATTTGGATAGCAGGTTACTATGATGATTTTACAGGTGCTAGGGCAATACCACAAGATATGAATAGTCCTAACACAGATAACGATTATCTGCATTATTTAAGCCATTTTGGTAATCCTCTAAATGGAGAAGCAAGATTAAATCCTAGATACCGTTTTTCTATTTTGGATAGAGTATCAGATAATTCTACTATTCCTTCTGCTTATAACTTTACTACTTCTACATATAAATTACTTCACAACAAAGGTATGTTTGAATGGTTAGGTTATGACCCTATAAGAAACTACAGTTACACAGAACAAGGTAGAAGCACATTAGAATATCCTGATGGGCATACTAACGCAAATAAATTTAGAAGTGACCCTAGTGCTACTACAGGAGCATACGGAGCAGATGCTTTTCAGATGTTTTGTAATGGGCATGATTCTTCCGGTTACTATGTAGTTCCTACAGGAAAAGCAGATGGTAGTTTTGCTAGAAGTGCTATGAAAGGGTATGGTCACAATACTACATTTAATAATAAACAAGCCGGTTTACACACAATAACTGCCACTAATATAACAAGAGTAAGTAGAGCCCATTTAGCAGGTCGTTGGGTAGGAGAAACAGTAAATTTTGGCAGTAGTGACGATGCACCGGAAAATGTATTTGCCGAGGTTAGTTCTCCTTCCGGTCAACCATTTTTGTGTGTGCAACAATACTGCAAAACAGGACATGATAGTACACTTTATGCTGAACCTACTATTTTTTATAATGGTAATTTAAACTCAAGAGATACAGGAGATTATTTAAGTTTTAGAATATGTGTACGTTCTTTTAATCATTCTGCTAAAGTAACTCCTAGAGTTCATATCAAAGCAGGATTTCCTAAAACTAGCGGTGGTATAGCAAGCACTACACTTTCTAGTGGTGATGCTTATGGAGCAAACACTCATTACGAAGAAGGATTAACAGGAACACCTGCTATTGCTTTTAACTTAGATTTAACAGGTTATGATACTCTTCCTTTGGAATATGCTTCTAATACGACAAGACAAACTCATACTACTGATAGTATGTGGATTGACGTAGATATACACCTAGATTACGATAGTGGTACAAAAGTCTACAAAGTTTATCAAGACGGAGTATTAAAAAGTACAAACAATTTTGCTACAGATAGAGTAGCAGATGAGATGTACGGTTGGGAAATATATACTAGAAGTCCTGCTGGTAGTGATAACACTACTACAACAATAATGCTAGATAGAGCCGCTTTGTATAGACCTTTAACTGATGACCCATCCGGTGCGTCATTAAATCCTATGCAATCATTAAATTTTAATATGCCTAACAATGGTATATCTAGCATAAAATTAAGTTTTAAAGATGAGCCGGTTCTTAATGAAGTAGATTCTCAAGTAGGGTTTGTTGCTACTGCTTATGATTTTCAAATGTCTGAATTATTTAATGGGCCACTATATCAAGAATGGTATATGTTAATATTTGCGGGAGCAGGAGAAACAGGAAGTAAAGATATTCCTCGCATAGATAGACCAATATGGAAAGGTATGATTAACAACGTGACAGTAAAAGAATCTCTAAATAGAAAAAGAGAAATAGAAATACAAGCCCAAGATAATTTAGCGTTATTAGATAAACAACTTCCGCTTTGGGAGTCCGGCCAAGGTGGATTAAACGATAACCAAACAGTTAGTTTGTATTGGAAATACGAAGCAGAAGGAATGAAAGAATTAATGCACTTAGGGGCTAGTTCCCTAAAAACTCTCGCAGGAAACTTAGGTAGAGATATAGGTTCTTCTTATCAAAATAGAGGCAACCAAAGAACACAATTACATTCTGCTCATCCTATACAATTATATAATAATGAAGATACTTATGGGCCAAATAGTGTAGAAAACGAATTTGAAGGTATGGGTATAGATTATATTAGACATAATGCAAATGGAACATTAACTTTTGTTATGACAGGTAATCCCGTCTTTATTGATGATTCAGAAGTTACTATAGACCATACAGGTATTTCTTCTTGGGATGGTGCTACTTTAGATATAGACTCGGTAGCCGTAGTAGATGGTAAACAAGAAATTACTTTCTTAGGTAATTCACCACAAAATTTAGGTTCTAACCAATTAGAAAGCGGAATTACAAGTTATAGTGGACAAAACATAGTATATGCGGGTAAATATATAGGAAAAAGTATAAGTTATGACGATATAAATTACAAAACAAGAAATCAATATCTAAGTACCGACTCTTATCATTATATACGTGACCAACCACAATATCAAAACTACGTTAATTTGCTAAATGATAATCCTAAAGGTTTTAGCGTTAAAGAAATTTTAGTAACAAATCAAGGAGAAAATTATACTTTTGATAACAACTACCATAATTCAGAAAATAATAAACGAGGAACATTAACTTTACCGAGTGCTAGTGTTCCTTTGTCTGACGAATTAGGTAATTCTATAACTAGAAATGCTAGTGCAGAATGGGTAGCCGACCAAAATGGTAAAATTATAGAAGTAGAAATTTTAGATGAAGGTTATGGATATGCTGATTTTACTTTAAATAATGCTTCTATCGTAGGAAGCGGAACTTACGACCACTATGGTATTAAAACATTTACTACTGCAACTATGGATGCGGCAGGAGTATATAATGGGGTTCAGCGATGTATTGCACTTAATACTGATGGTAGCCCTAGCCGAACCGCAGATGATTGTGCGGTGTTTGATGTTGTAGGAACACAAGGAGAGTGTTCTTATAATAATGGCACTACTATTACTATCCCTACTACTTCTGCCGGTGGCGGTACTGCTAATCTAAAAATAGGTATGGCAGTAGGTGGTGATAATATCCCTGCTAATGCAAAAATTACTTCTAT